CCAATTGGGTGACATAGTGCTTGACCCTTTGCCATCAGCGGGTGACAAAGAACCTCATGATTATTATAACCGCAAACTGTTACAGCCTTTTTATTAACGCTAAAATCTTCAGGAGACATGATAAAGGCATATGTTTCGTGGCTAGAGCATGATCTGATTGGAACGGTGTCAATTTGGAAAGTTTCTTTATCAACAATTAAGATATTCCAATGTGCTGGAACATTAAATTTAAACCCATCAATCTCAATAGTTAAAGATGGTCCGCTTGTTTCTTCTAAGTAAGAGAGTGGCGCCAGCGTGAAATCTTGCATATGCCCGGAAAATATCCAATAAAATTTTGGAACAATTGGACTTAATAAATTCTCAATCATATACGGCTTATTGTAATCAGTTAATATCAGCAAAGCAGTCTCCTCATTTTGGTAATTATTATTAAGATCATACAATTCTAAAGTAGATTAACTCTCCAGTAATATCAACTGAATAATTCATTATCTGTTTTAAGAAAAATAACAACTCATCTTCCGGACAGAATACTGTAATTTTTTCAGGTTCAGAAAATAAAGATTGTCTATTTTTAACATCAATGTGAAAATAATAATTAAGCTTCCCGTCACTATCTCGAAAAGTTGCATCAGGTCTTTTGCTTAACTCTTGCATGAAAACTGCGTGGTTGATTGTATTCATTTTAATTTAATTACTGTTGGTTTATCGTATTGGTAACCTGCTTCTTTATAATATTTCATGCGTTCTGTCATATGCTTTTTAGACCATTTAAGATCTGCGCCTATGTCAACAACATTAACTTTTTTCTTATCATCAGCCAATCTAGTGCCACGGCCAACTGATTGGATAGCCCGCACAAATGATTTTCCGGCATCAACCAAAACCAAACAGAATACACGGTCAATTGAAATACCTTGAGCAGCAATCCCTGCGGTGGCGATAACTATCAAATCATTCTTTTCAGCAAATTCATCATAATGCGTTTTTCTAACATTTTTCTTGCTTTCACCATACAGAAAAACGGAATCCTTAATTAACGCCTGCAGTCTTTCGCCAAAATCGACTGAATTAACTAGTACTAATGTATTTCCATATTTTTCACAGCGATCAATAATAATATCAGCAATTTTGTCAAGGCGTTTTTCTGATTTAATAAGAAATGCCTTTTCTGACGCATAGTCAGGAAAATCACCGTCTTCAAACGTTTGATCTTTTAAACGGACACACTCAATATCAATTTCTGCCAGGTAACCATTATCAATTAGCCATCGCGCCGGAATTTCTTTTAGAATTGGGCCTATTGTCGCGATCAATGAAGTTTTATCTGCATCTGGTTTTGGAAAGGTACCCGTGAAGCCAAATCTAAATGGAATATTTTTGCCGTGGTCGGCGATCAATCTTTGTACCACATTAGCTTTTGCGCCATGTGCCTCATCAACAATTAACATTCCAAAATTTTCCATAACATGTGGATTATTTTGAAGAGATTGCCAAGTAGCAACAACGTGTTGCGCGTGAATTTCTTTCTTGGCACCAGAATATTCACCAGCCTCCATGCCACATGCAATATACCATTCAGCAGTTTGAGAAACAAGATCAGAAGATGGAACAATTGTCATGGTTCGATAGCCAGCTCTGCCATACATATCACAGAGACCAGCGCACATTACGCTTTTACCGGCGCCAGTACCAGCGATAATAAAACCAGAGCCCGCATCAAGGCACTCGTTAATTGAATCTACTTGATAGCCGCGTAGACTGATATTGAAATTTTTAAAATGATCTGAAGTAATTCTTTCACTCGGATTTTCAACTGGAATTCGTTTATCGGTCAGCTGAATCTCATAACCCCACTTTTCCAGGTACGGAACAATTTTGTGGAGTAACCGAATATATGTCCTACCGGTTTTTTCAAAGAATCTTACTTTTCCATCAAATCTGCCCATTTTATATTCGGGCATAAAGAAATAACCCTCAACGAAAATGCCGAATTCATTCCATAGAAAATCAATGTCTGATGGGTGTAAACCGGCTATCGTAGTCCTAACTTCATCTCTGATTGTGATGTGACAAGTTTTTGACATCTTATTATAATGTAATATGTTATGTTTAACTGCTGTTAATTTTACTGCGTATTAATTGTTTGCGATAAGTATGTTTAATCAAAAATATAATCTAACGCAGAAAAATCTCTCGAGCCGACAATGATAAGCTTCATAGAATTTCATCTTGCAGCTGATGAATCCTAAGTTCAACGATGTTCTTTAAACTCCAGCCCATCTGCTCAAGTGCTTTAACTATACTAGAAATTTTTTCTTTTACGAAGCGAACCTCTAGAATAAGCTCTGACATTTCAATGTGATCTTTTTCACCTGCAATGTATGCTTGAATATCTCGAGTTGACAGAGCCTTTGAATATTTCTCATTATACTTTTTCCAGTGCTTCGCTTCAATTTCATCGCGCCGCACGTCTAGAAATTGCTCAAGCGTTTTTAACTCGCCAAGAAGTTGATCATACCGAGAGATATAACTTGGCAGTGTTCGATTGACCGCCTCAAGCTTTTTACCTTCAATGTCGAAGATAGGCTCAGCGGCGGCAATCTCTTCTTCATAGCGAACTAAGTAATCACTGATCTTTGAAAAATCTGTGAGAACGTCACTAATTATAGACATGTGATTCCTCAGCCCTCAACAACGTTTTTATGTGATTCTAGAAAATCAGCTACGCGTTTTAACATCTTTCGTGGTTGAACAAAAATTTGTTCTCTATTAGTCTGTGAATATGAAGAACCATTTGTTAAAACAGTTTCAGTTAAGATATAACCGCCAGCAACAAGTCTAATCTCAAGCCTAACATCAACTACTGTATCTTCTTGTGTCATCATTTTCTCCTTAGTTAGATTCATCTTCAGGGTTATCAGACAGCGATGTCATGAGTGCCTGAACTGTTTGTTCTTCTTTCTGAATTAGTGGGTGTGAAAGAATTTTATTAACAAGTTGCTCGTCGAGATTTTTAGTTTGAAACTTAATAACATCTTGTCCTGGAAGTTGTAATGATTTCCAGGCCCCAGAAGCAACAACTACGCCAAGATCTTCCATCAAATCAAGAAAGCCAGAATATGGATCCATGCCTTTTGAATAAGGCACTTCAATTTCAATTTTGGAACCGATCTTAGCGAAGCGCGATTTATAACACTCTACACGCATGCGAATACCGATGATATCAGAACCTTCCTTCAGTTTCAACTTCGTAATCAACATGATCTGTGATGCTGAATAACGAATTGCATTATTGATAATCCAAAGGCCTTCGCCATTGAGCACGTCAGTGTTAGGATAAACTTGGTGCGTAACAAGCATTGACATCGGCAAACGTTTTATTTTTGCAACAATTGTTTTGAGCAGATGTTTTGACTGCTTAGCACGCTGACCTTGATCGCCTTTCTGCACACCAGATTTAAAATGATCAGCCTCTGTGTCAGTTAACAACATGTCAATTGAATCAAGGATGATCATGACCTTTGGCGCATTTGGATTATCTTTGCCATATTCTTTTTCATACAGCCCGACGAAATCAGAGACCGCAGAAACAACGTCGGAAAAAAGAGTTACGCCAACGTACTGCAGCTTCTCCGGAGAAGTGTCTACACCAATTGCTGACATGAATGTTTCGTCAAGCGCGTGTTCAGAGTCAAGTACCAGAATAAAGGCACCCTCATCTTGAGCATTCTTGATGATGTTGCACGCCAAAAATGATTTACCAGAACCCGAAGGACCGGCCAAACAAGTGATTCGAGATTCAGGGATACCTTTGCTAAAGCTGCCTGAAACGTTTTTGTTTAACGCAATATTTCCAGTTGAATACCAATGGCGTGGCGGGCCAAAATCAGTACTGACAGTATCAATCTTTTCCAAAGTCTTTTGGAAATTTTTAATAAAAGGCAATGCCATAATATTTGTCCTATTAAGATGTTGAAGAGCTGTTGGGACGGGCATGCCCGACCCGTTGACATTTTATTACTCGCCTGCGGCGGCTTTCTTAGCTGCAGCGCGGGCCCTGATCGCATCTAAGACCGCTGATGCTTTTTGACCACCAGCTGGTTCTTCAGCTTGAACTTCTGGTTCCTCTTTGCGAGTCGCGACTTTTGCGGCCACAGAAGCAACAGCAGTTTTTACGGCCACTTTTTGCACAGGTTGATCGTCAACCACAACGTCTTCATCATCTTCATTAACTCGTGTACCAGTTTTTTCAGCTTGAAGCATTGCCTCGATCGTGATGCGAGAAATTTGCTTAGTGCGATATGTTGACAAATCGTACAGTTCAAGATTTTCTAGGATGTCATCACCAACGTCTGACATTTTTGGCGAGAAACTAGAGGTACCGTAATCAGCATATTGACCTGACTTGGTTTTCTTAATGCGGAAGTTATAACCGCCTTTGAGTTCGTACGGAGGATTTTCAAGATCTCCAGATTGGAAGGCAGATTGGATTTGCTTAAAGATCTTTGGACCAAAATCAATAAGCTTGACAAGCGGTTCAGCGTCATATTCAAATGGTGACTCAATAACTAGAACTTGTCCAATGTATGAACGCTTTTTGTAGTACTTTTTGCCCATAACTTCATCGCCGGCGTCGTAGTGCTTTCGTGACTCTTCGCACAGAGGACAGTCTTCACCATACATTGAGAGGCAAGGAACTTTCTTGCGCTCACCATTAATTACTAGCTCATGAGTAAGATTTTCAACCAAGAAACCCATTGGGTTGTCTTCATTCAAGTCTGGTAAAAATCGAACAATGGTGGTGGTGTCTTCTGGCATTTTCCAGAAGGAAAAGAATTTTTTCCAATCGGAATTTGAATTCTCAGTTGATGCTTTGGAATCGAAAGCTTTGCGCAAATCCGCAAGTGAACGTCGTGCAGTCATGGTTAATCTCCTTAAACAAGAAAGTTAGAATACAAACAAGTACAACAAACCCCAAACATAAACAAAACACAGAATGATTCTGCAGTTTTATTTATAAGGGACACCTCACTAATTAGCATATTTTGTGCTAAAGTAGGTTGGTGTTCTTACGGCAGATAAACAAACATTTATCTCGCCAATAATCTGCAGAGGCGGTAATGCTAGAATTTCAGATCTGTCCAAAGGCGTTGCAGGTGCATAGCACAATGGTAATTTAAATTCTAACTCAACCGCATTATTAAATAATCTTTTCCAATTCAAATGTTTATACTTCAAAAGAGCATTATCTAACGTCAAATACAAAATACCATCAAGCTGAACTTTGAAATCTATAACATCAACGTAAAGAGGATTTGGGTAAAGCTGTGTTTTAATTCCTGTGTTAATTGGCACTGATAGAATGTCAACGACAGACACAATCATTTGATTTACACATTTTAAAGAGTGTGTAGCACAAAATGATTTTAATGCTTTTGTTGAAGATGCACCTAATTCAGCGTAGATGCGAAAATCTTTATTCATCTATAAATTCCAATTACTTATTTTGAACAAACTGTTTATTATAACATTTTTGCGATGCATAACATTTTATATTTGCTAATTTAGTGTGATCAAGGGTGTTAAAGTACCATCAACAGTTATCACAGCACTGGCCTCAACGCTTGGTAAAACTTCCTGTTGTCTGAAGTACATATCTTTTACAACTTCAGCTGGAACTGCTTTATCATTACGAGTTGACTGTCTTTGTATCGCAACGGCCAATGGTACAATAACTTGTATTGCAAAAATCCTGAAATTTTTGTTTTTTAAATCGGTGACCCAACGCGCACGGCTTTTTCTAGTCAGATTAACATTGTCTACAATTACAATATTTGCGGTCAACGCTTCTTTCCAGGCTGCGCTAATACGAGAATCAAATTCTTCCTTTTTAGAATTGCACAGAGCGAACGCCTCGGCATAAAAATTTGACTGCTTCATTTTTTCAGGCTCGTGGTCAGTCAGCATTTTTAACCTAATATCATCTAGGCTAAACACATAAGGCATCTCACCAGCACGGCCAAGTAATTCAAGATGCGCTTTATGGTCGCTTACAAGTTTTGTAACTAGTGTGCTCTTACCAGAACCAGCTACACCAACCATGATGTATGCCAGCTTATGCATTTAAATTCTCCCAATCTTGCAACCAGTTTGAAACCTCTGTTATCTTATCTGCGTGATTATCAGAAATTCTACCGTGTTGATCGCTTAATAGTAAGTCTAACCAAGCACGATGACCAGTTTCACCTAATTTAGAAATTAACGCATTTTTCAAATTGATTCTTTTAGTACAATCTTTGTAACCGTAAGGAACATGATATTCAATCATAAGAGCGACTTTTGAAATGTCATTCATGTCCAATGAGATACTTTGACAAAGCTCTTTATGGCTTAAAGCAAAGTCAACCCAAAGTCGTGATGATAATTGTTCATGGCCGCTGTATGCTCGATATGTTCCACGCTCTTCTTTAAATTTGACAACTTCAGCCATCGGTTTGCCAACATCATGAAACAATATAGCTGTCTGTGTTAAAAATTGTTGCGTTTCATTTCTGTTAAATGACAGATTGTTCTTATACCAGGAAAGTGCCATTCTTGTGTGTTCAGCAACATTTGCTTCGCGGTGCCACGGAGAATTTTCATATGTGTTAAGCATTTCTTTCCAAAGCGGTGAAGATTTCAGTTTTTGTTCAACTTTTTGAAATCTACTCATGATATCCTCGCCGCCTTGGACTGCTGTGATTTAATTACTTATTAACCATCACTGGGATAAGCCGATCTGCATTTGGTGTGCCCCAACCGGATGGTACATCATAACTGTACTGAGCGACACAAAGCGCGCATACACCATTTGCGCCTGACGTGATGTCGTTGAAAGATTTTGCTGACGCACCCAATCCTAGGCCAAAGTCAGTGTACAGATTTTGATGAAACTTACCAACTGGTTGTTTTCCTAGGAGAGCGCGCTGGGCGTTTATCACAG